ATACGTAAAATTACTGATATGTAATGCTGTATTGAATGTTGTCAGATACTGACGATATTTTTCATTTCTAGCAATATTTCTTTTGACTCTCATTGTTATTTCTCCTCCTGTCTTTTGTGGTTGAACGGGGATTGCTCCCCGTTCTCTTATTCGATTGAATTCTCAAAAAAGTATACTGTTCCGTTAATATTTACATAGTTTTTATGTTTTTGAACATCGTGTAAAACTATTTCCGCTGTACGTTTATTCGTGTCGATCCAGTCTCTTGTCTTATAAAAATGGCCGACTATTTTATCCTCCGCTACTAACTTATCATTAATATAAACTTCAATTTTCGCGTCGTGTACTGTTTTGTACTTATCAACCAAAAGAATAACCTTATATATTCCGCTGTTGTATTCATAATAACGCATAGTTAATCCCTCTTTTTAATCTTCTTCTTCAATGCCTAGAGTTTCGAATATAAACTCAGTTTCAAACCTTAGAAAATCGTTTATTTGTGTTTCATCTGGAATAGAATTAAAAAACATTTCTTCCAATAAATCCATTAAAGCATCTTCTTTATTATGTTCTTCAATTGTGTTTATAGTGTCTATTGCTCCACTCCATACAGTATGTTTTAAATCATTAAAATTGTATTCTTTTTTGATGAACATGCTAATTCCTCCAATTCAGTAATGTAATACTATCATAAGTGTAATTATATTGTCAACAGTTTTTTTGTAAATAAAGTTACTAATCTTTAAGCATATCCAGAGCATCGGCAATTGCTTCTATTTTTCCGAGCATGAATGCTCTGTCCCACTCGTTTATCCTGATTTGTTTAGTACTTTTCAGCAGTATGGATTCGTCAATCTTTTCATGATATCTTTCAACAAAATTTTCCTTCAATGTTTCTAGTGTTTCGATTATTGTTGTGATGTCTGTCATTTCAATTCCTCCCATTTTTTTTATTCGGGATGTTGTCCCGCTGTTTTGTTGTTGTGTATAGGATAAACCTGTTTTGTATATACGTCAATACGTAGTTTGGCGGATATCTATAAAAAAAATGTAGCGGATGAAAACGTTATATATAATGTAGCGAATGAAAAAAGACAGAGATCAAAATTAGTTAGCATAAGCTAACCAAAAAAGACAGAGTTAAAAATCAGTTAGCATATGCTAACCAAAAGATAGTCCGATATGAGATAATCCGATATGAGATAATCCGATGCAAGATAATCCAACATGAGATAATCCGACTTCGGATTACTTGAAAAAAGATATATAGTTAGCAGCAGCTAACCAAGTATTTCAATATCTTATAGATGTAACAGGATATCTAATCCTGTTGAGATGCTGTAATAGCAATGGTTTAGATGCTGTTGTTGTAATAGATTGTTGCAATATATATAATGTAATGATGTGAATGATATGGTGCTGCAATATGATGATATAATGAAGTGATATAATGATGATGGTATAATGATGTGATGAGATAATGATGTGATATTATAATAATGTAATGATGTACCACGGGGGTTGTTACGCAAGCGGAAGCGTGAATAGAGGTCTACAAATTTTTCTACCAAAATATTCCTAGGTTACCCTAGTCTCCAAAACACTCCTAAACACCACCACGGTCAACCACAGCACCCCTAACTTACCCTAGTTGGAGTATTTATACCTCTTGAATAACTTACACCCCTAGAATTGGCTCTAAATGCCATCTCTCGCAAAGAAGCAGTAATACCAACACTCCATGGTTACACCTAAGCACCACCATGGTTATCCTATTTACCACCTCTAACACACCTCAGTCAACCTGACCTAACCCTATCCTCCTACATCGTCTCCAGACCACTCAGGATGCCCCACGTTGAATGAAGATGGTAAGGTTGGAGTATTTATACCTCTGAATAACTTACACCCCTAGAATTGGCTCTAAATGGCATCTAAAGGAAAGAGGTAGACTATCACTGGTTTTAAGACTATATATATATATATATATAATATTTAACAAAGGGTTACTTAGGTAACCTATGTAACACTTTATTAAATATTATAGGACATGCCGCAAAAAAAGCCTATAGTAGGCAAGACATCCCTTATGAAGATTGTTGACTTAGATGTCCTGTTGTGTCCTACTATAGGCTATGGAGGTACTATAGTGTTACTTATGTTTTATTTGAGTCTTTATCTGAAAGAGGTTTATATCAAATGATATACATAAGGTTAGACTATTCATACTGTTCTTTAGGTCCTTATAATAGACCATTTATAATCTTTATCTTTAAAGACTTTATATAGGGGATATATATCGTCTCTAATACAGTTATGAACAGTATACCTATTCATACTACAGTATCATATGTAGACCTATATCACATCTATACATAACATAGATATAACTATAGCTATATCCATATCTAACTGTAGTTATCTATAGTCTATGAATAGTATATCTTTATATTATCTTTTTTCTCCCCCCTTTTTAGATGGTCTTGAATTTAAAATGTGTTTATACACTAGCTAAATATTGAAGGAAATTATATCCACCTTCTGGTCATCAAATTATTATTAACATTATGACCTGTAACAAGACCTAGGAAACCTTGTCTCTTTCTTCCTTTAAAGACTGCAAACTCTTCCTGTAGCTCTTCTTCTCTCCTCTTCTTGGACTGTTCTGCTGCATCCTGAGCCATCTGGTCTTCCCAATAGGCTACTGCCATAGCCAAGACATCAGCACGGTCATCATGTGATAAGCTTCCCCTGTCTTTGGTAATATGAGAGAGTTGATACATAAGCTGATACTTGAGTTGATGTTCAATACCATAGACCTTTGATGTCTCAATATCCTTCTCTATGACTTTAGGGTCTACTATAAGTCTGTGTTGGTTCATGACAGGTTCAAGAGTGTCTATTATCCTGAGTTCCTTCTGCTTAGAGTGTCTCTTATTCTCCACTGCACAAGGATGTATCTTCTTCAAGTAAGGTGTAAGCAGTTCAGAGAACATACCACCACCAAAGTTTTCTTCAATGATTATCTGGTTGACGTTGTTTCTCTTAGCTATCTCAGCTAACTTGGTTAGTGTCTCAGGTTCATAGCCACCTTTAATGCCACCTGCTTCAGGAACAAAGAGATAACCATGGAGCATCTTGACTACAGCATATCCAGTTTCGTCTGAACCCTTACCTGAAGGGTCAATAGCCATCACTGAACCTGTATAGGATGCCCAGTGGTCCTTATCAATCCACATAGGTCTGTAGTATCTGTCACCATTAAGTCCTACACAAGGTAGGTTCTGGACTATAAGGTCTGGTGAAGATGCCCATATTATCTTCTCTGGTGCTTTATCAGCAGGTACAGACATGATAACTAGGTCTGATAGTTTGAGAGGATATTTATCTGCATCTGATAGAGAGGTGTCAAGCATGAACTGAAGCTGAAAACCACTTCTACCATAGGATATTTCACGCTCCAAGAGGTCATCGTCAGAGAACCTCTTAGGGTCTGTAGTCTTCCCTACAAGAGAAGGGTCTTTCTCCACCGCCTCAAGGAGCATAGGTGACAACTGTTCACCATAGAACTCCCTTATAGACTTCTCATCAGGGTATCTTGCTGTCCATACCCTTGCTGTATAGCCTCTGTCAGGCAGAAGATTGTATAGTGACTCTACAGACTGTGGTGTACCAAGGTATGTTATAGAACCACCAGGCTTTAATATGGACTCAAACTCTTTTACTGTCTCTCCAAGCTTCTCCCTGGCCTGTTGTGTCTGTGTATTATTTGATACTTCAACGTCATCAGCAATGATTTCATCTGCACGTGTACCTGTTAGCTGACCAAAGATACCCACAGATTTAACTGAGGGTGCATGGTCTGCCACTGCAGGAGCAACGTCAAATGCTATCTTAGATTCTCTCTGGTCTGGTCTAGGGATAAGACATTGAAGGATAGGCATTTCCTTAATAAGCCTAAGTGTAAAGGTTGAGAAGTCATCTGAACGAGACTTTGATGCGGAGACTACCAAGAAGTTTAACTGTGGGTCCATCCTAAGTCTCCAAGCTACATAGGCACTGGTTATCCAACTCTTGCCTACTCCACGGAAACCTTTTATCAGCTTACGTTTAGGACCATACTGGAGGAAATGGGCTATATCATATTGCACTGGTGTTGGCTCAGGCAGACCTAGGAACTTCCAGACTAACCACAGGAATGCTCTGAAGTCGTGCAGTTCAGGTGGTAGTGGTGGTATAGTGTTTTTTTGAATAGACATTTTTCCTCCTTATAAAAAATAATAGGGGAGTCTCGAAAGACCCCCCATAAGGTTTCATCATCCTTTTAAAGTTCATTAACTGCCATAAACTTAGGCATTTCCTTCTCTATGTACAGAAGATCGTCATTCCTGTCTACAGGACAGTTGATGCCATTGTCCTTAAGGAACTTTATTGCATTAGAGATGTCTGCTGCTGTAACTTCCTCTGAGAGTATCTTCGCCTTCAGCACTGAAGCTACTGTAGCATGAAGGTCATTCAGAGCATCCACAGAAGCAGGTTTTAGTTTATCCTCCATATCTCTCCACCTTTCCTATGAGGTTGTTACGGAAGGCTTTCAGGATGTCATTGGCACTATATCCTGACATAGCTATGCCAACTGTTCTCATCCCATCTGAGACATTTAGTTCACTAAGCACTTCACTCATAATGTAACCTGCGAAACCTGCTGTGAGGATACCTATACCAAACCATCTCCACGAGAACTTATCTCTTTCCTTGCAGTTGAGCATCTGTACTGCCCCACCAAACATAGCTAGTATCACCGCAGGTAGAGATTGGTTTACGAAACGATTTATTGTTTCATAGAGTGTGATATCCTCTCGCATTTTCACTCCTATCTCCCCACAAGTAGAGCAATTGCCGCAGTTACAAGGACTCCTATTATCAATCCCTTGGTCTTGGCATTTGTCTGGGCCAACCTGTTCTCTTCTGCTAGTTTTTGGGGTAGTGATTTTAAATCTATCTGGGCCTTGGCAAGGTCTTCGTTGATGAAACGCATCTCTTGCTCTAGCATTCTTAGTGCATTGTCCTGAGCCTCTATAGTAGCCTTCTGTATCTCTAGCTTTTCTAGTGTCTTTCTTGCAGTATCTATATCTCCTGCAATCATATCTTCTTGCAGGGTGTAACCTTTTGGTAACAGTTTCCACTCTGCATCACTCCTCAATGAAAGCGTTGAGCCTATCAACAACATTGCTATCAGGAAGGTCACGAATATCTTCTTTGATTTCAACCTCATGCTTCTTAACCTCCTTCCTGATGTTCTCCCTAGTGTTCTCTGACAGGTCAGTTAACCTATCCCTGATGTCTTGTACATCATCAAGGATAGGTTCAACTGAAACTGTGTTGCTTTTGTTATAGGACAGCAACAAATAGACACCAAGAAGGACAATAAAGGTCAAGGCTATTAACCACTTCTTCTTCGCCTTTATGTCTATGGTAAACATTGGATGACTACTCTTTCACCGAGACCTCAAACCAACAATCAGCACCGCCACTGAATGTAGCAGTGTATACCGAAGGTAAAGCAGGTTTGATAAGAGGTGTTTCAACTATAGGTGCATCCAAGAGTATTGAAGGTGCAGCATCATACTCAGCACTTCCTACAACAGTCATACCAGACAGGTCTATTATCATGTCTGAAGGAATACGTGTGCCATCCTCTTTGATTGTGAGAGGGGCAATGGTGCATATTGCTGTCTGTATTGCTGACGCTGTATTCTTTGTAGCTGTGGTAGAAGCCAAGAGTATTGACAGGTGTGCAAAGGGCAGACCTTCTCCATCTTCAGCAGCAGTAGCACCTACCACAAGAACATCAGAGTCTGTCTCATCTGCATTGACACCTATGCTTACCTTGATGTTTCCCTGATAAGCACCACCTCTGCCTGTGGTAAAGGTAAGGGTCTTATCAGCACCTTCAAGACCTGCTTCAGTTACTACTGTAACAGCACTCTTGTCATATGTTATGGGAGCAGTAGCATACTCAGCCGATGCTGTGACTACAGCGTTAGTCATGTCCACCGAGGCATCCTTAAGTTCACCAAGTGCTTTGATTGCTGTCTCTATATGCGTTGCATCATTCTTAGCCTGTGTAGTATCAGCAAGGTAGACAATAACTTCAGCATCACTAGGGTTAACTGCAACTACACTATCTGCGTCATTCATGTCAAACATGATGAGACAGGAGTTTGCCAGAGGTCCACCTGAACCAGTTTTAATTGTGAGTACCTTATCATCACCAAAGTCAACTGTAGCTGATGCAGGTGTACCAACCTGTGCTATCTCGGATGTAGGTGTACCAGAGCATATCCTGAGATAATCTGCTGAAGCAAGTGCATTCCTGTAGGTGTTCATTCCTACATAGGTATCCTTGTCCACTGAGGCTGCAACCAGTGTTTTATCCTCAGTGTACATAGGCTTCATCGTAGCTGAATCAGCACCTGCTTCAAAGTAAATATCTGCTGTTGCCCAGTTTGAAGGGATGGTCAGCCCCATGAAGGAATAGTCGTTCATAGGGATGATGTCTGACTTGCTTTCCCCAGAGGGCATTCTAACTGTTTTTCTCATTATTCAAGTATCCTCCTTTAGATGCCTACTCTTTTACTGAGACCTAAAACCACTTGAAGTCTGAGCATTCGCCCGCATAAAACGGATAAGCCATCAGATGTACCGCAACTACCCACGGATACAGCCACAGACCAGCAAGATAAAGCAACGGAGCAAACAATATCTCCGCTCCGAAGCCTGACAATGCTATAAGTCGCTGATGTTGTGGCGTGTCGTTTGGCATGTCCCAGATAAAACGGAAACCTTGGCGTCTGAATGTTATGTTATGACCTAGAAACCTGGCGGTTAGGTAGTGGCCGAGTTCGTGGATCAGTCCGGCTAGAATTAGGCTAATCATTTAGTTGCCCCTCAGCAATTCTTCTAGTTCGTTTATCCTGACCCGCCATTGGGCACGCTTCGCCAACGTTTCAGCGTATTCCTCTTTAGTTGCCGCTCCTTCAGCTATTTTGAGTGCGACATAATCTGTGTTTCCAAGCAGTTGCTTGCACGCTCTTATTTCTGCCTCATGAAATTCTCTATCCATTATTATTATTCCTCCTTTAGCCTATTCGGAAGCAGACGGGGGCGTATATGGCAGCGTGCGACGCAGGGTTGTTGCTGGCATTCCCGAGGCTGCTGATAAAGCAGACGGTCGTGGAGGTGCCGCCATAGACGGACGACAGCCACCAGCCGCACCTCTCTCCACCATCGCCTATACCCTTAATGCGGTTACGCCACGAGGCCGCGAATATCGGGTACTCCGCATTTTGTATTGACGAATATCCTTTTGTACCCCAGTGCACAGTTCCGTATACTTCCCCCTCGGTCGGCACCCACAATTTCCCGATGTCGTTCCACGCGTATCCGGTAGAATCAGTCAGCGTCGAACCGCTTGTATATCGCGTCTCGATGTATGCTCGTTTCTCAATTATCTGAGCCTTGAGCGGTGCCGGCAATGAGTTGTACCATGTTGTGTTGATAACATTTTTAAGGTTGCAGACCATCCACGGGGCCGCGTTGGTGGCGTTGCCGTTGTTGATGTCTGTTGTGTTCCACGGGACCGGCGTCGGATAACAATCCTTAGAAATAAAATCTATATGATGCCCTATTTCAACATCACCTGTGCGGTAATATGTATCTATTCCGGCGATTTGAGCCTTGATTGCGTTGCCGTTCATGGTAAACGGTATATAGTCCCCAACATGCAATCCACTGTAATCAGCCGCTGTAATCCTAGCCTTTATCCATGCCCAAACATCAGAGTATCCCGCTATCTCAGCGGCAAACTTGGTTTCGAGGTCTACGCCTTCGTAGATGCGGTCTGAGTCGATGGTAGCGTAGGAATAGTCAAGGTCTTTAACTGTAACCGCCTTTTCTGTATCCACCCCCGCTAAAACCTCTGCTGACGTGGCTAGTTCAACTACGCCTTTTACTGTTTCTGTTGCTTCGGGAACAGAAATAACTCCGTCTGCTACGCTGATATTTGATCCTACTTTTACAACGCCCTTGTCGGTTTCAGATGTATCTTTAATCCATCCACTATCAATTTTCCCATTTGCATCAGCAATAGGAATAGATGATGCTGTCGGTGTTGTGTTTGGCAGTATTTCGACATCGTTAATAGACAAAGCATTGAAGAAACCTTTTGCCCATTTCTTTAACGAAGTCCCAATAGAGCCTTCACCGTTCGCTCTCGGCACAATATTTGGTGTAGTCATTCAGTTATTCCTCCTTTACTCTACTGAAGGGACTTTAGGCATAAGGTCATTATTTGCATCATACTCAAACAACGATTCCCCACCGCCTGTTCCTCCTCCTGTACTAACTGAGTCAACATAACCTTTTGTTGCAATATCGTTTTCATCTTCTATTGGTCCAAAATATTTAAGTCCACCCAACTGTCAACACCTCCTAACCGTAGACAGCAACAGTAAACTCGTTTGTTGTTGGTGCATCTTTGAAATATACTTTTATACTGTTGGGAGAAACAACTTCATATCCAGCGAGTACCATGTTGTAAGGGGAAGCGTTCCTTTTAATAACAACCATAGGATTGCTGTTATTAAGATTGTGTGTCAATGTGAAAGATGTGTTTGTGTTGTCACCCACAGTGGCACTGAAGTAGCCTATGTTCTTACCTATGTGTGAGTGTTTGAGTGCAACCGCATTATCAATATCCACAACATCGGAAGTAGGCTTACCTGAGACGTCTGACCATGTGACAGTTACATCAAGGCTTTCTGCTTCAGACAATTTTGCCCAAGCTGTGCCTGTCTAAATATATTCAGCAGCACCTGAGGTTACCGTGGTATCTTCTGAGGCATCAACAACCCATACATGGAGTCCTTCATATTTGTCGGATATAGCATTTCTAGCAGCTATGTCAGCAACAACAGCACACTCTTTATATGAAGATGGTATCTGTGAAGACGGCACTTTTCCTGTGGCATCAAGTGATGCGTAACCATTAGCTACACCCTTGTTAGCTGCGTTCTCTGGGGTAAAGCCTAGAGCATTCTGCTTACCACTCCACGTTGTTTTCTCAACATCGGTGACAAACCTGTGGGTAGCATCCTGTGTTATCATAGTTGCAGGGTGAGCAGCAGGGTGTGTGTATACAGTAATCTCAATATCATTTATCTTTATGTTTCCGTTAGTTGTTGAGGAAGCTGTCTTTGTAGCACCTGTAGCTATATTAGCAAGCTTGGTGTTAAGTGCTGTGGTAAAGGCTGCTGTAATTTCATCCAGTATAGTTTTGTTGCTATGTGTATGTGTATCATCATTCAGACGAGCCAGTACCGACACAGTAGAGCCATTGTAAAAGTTAAGCGTTTTGGTTGTTGAGTTGTACCAGTACTGCCCCTCTACAGGTGTTGTAGGGTCAAATGGGAGTATATGTAGTACGGTATTTCTTAATTCACCTTGTTTAAAATCAGGTATGAACAGTATTTCCTGAACTGCTCCTGACATTAAAATTCCTCCTTAGTTTAAATAAGCTTCCCCTGAAAAAGGGGCACGAAAGTAGATGGTCAGAGCGTTATCTGACATATATACAACTTTTCCTAATACAACTTCACCTGAAGATGAAACAACAGTTACTGAGGGTTTCTTTCCAAGGTTATGTTCAATAACCCATTCGGCTGAAGCAACTATTTGCTGATGGACAAATGTTTTTGCGGCAAAGTTACTGCCTATATTACCTGTGTTAACCCAACCAATGACTGGCCTTTTTTCCCAGAAGCCCCAACTTACTTTATCGATATAGCTATCACCAACTTTACCAAGTCCTGATGGTGGGTCTCCTTCACCAACTAACACACTGTTACCATCGACACCATCATGAGCGTATGGATCTAGCACAGGTGTGTAGTCACCGTTCTCGTCATGTTCAAAAAACTGTCTGCCCTGTTCAACAGTTATTCTCTGCCAGTCTTGTTTGGATGTTATAGGTGAATAACTAGCACCGAGAACATTTGAACCAACACATCTGTAAGTATGTCCATCAGTGAAAGCAACGACATCAGGATAGTTGTATGTGGTTGCTGCATCCCAAGCAGGTGCAGAAGCACCGAAAGCTATATTTGCATACCCTTCAGCTAGAGAAGCATTAGCTATAGCTATATCAGCTTTCGCTGTTGCTATATCTGCTGCTTCTGTTGCTATTGTTGCCTTCTCAGAAGCTGTATCTTTATCTGCAGAAGCAGCAGAAGCTGCATTAACTGCTGTTACTTTGGCTTCAACAGCGTCTACTGCTGCCTGTAATGCTAACACTTTTGCCTGTAAAACAGCGTCTTCAGCAAGTACAACAGTATCTCTTGCTGAAAGGATAATAGGCTGAGCTAATGCCACAGCTTCTGCGGCTGCTACTGCTGCATTTGATGCCTCTACTGCTGTACTTCTTGCTTCTACTGCTGTATTTTTAGCTGCAAGTGATTCAGTTCTCCATAGATAAAGTTCAGCGGTATCAAGATTTTCAAGAGACTCCTGTACAATGTAGAAAACCTGTGTTGTCATAAGATTCAAGTCTTGTTCTCTAAAGCCTGCACCTGCCTTGAACGTTACCAGCTGCTCATCACGAGGTGTTGACCTGAATATAGATATAGCTTGTCCTGTTTCAGGTGCTGTATCTAAGATTACTGTTGAATCATTTAACCATGTAAAAGGCACAGAAGTATCGTCTACACGTACGTATACATGGTCTTTACTAAGATAAGGGAAGCTGAGTGTGTACTGTTTAGTAACACCATCCCCTGTATACTGCACATAGGTTAATGCCATAAGTTACCTCCTTTCATAAATAAGAAAAGTGAGGTGTCAGTATTGACACCCCACCTTTATTCTGCATATGACCTAAGTTTTGAAAGAGCTTTCTCTCGTTTGACCTGTTTTATACTCTCATATATCGTAGGGTCATCTCTCATGAGTTGGTTGATTGCACGTTTCCTGTATCTTTCAACAACTTCTCTCATCATAGCTGCCCTTGGACCTGAGATAGGGTCTTCATCGAGAGAGTATCTTTCACCTTTTCGGTCGAACCGCTGACTATTGAAGAGTTCCACCAGTGCTTCCTCCATAGTCTTGCCACCAATCTTGACAGTACCATGAAGCCTACACAGTTCAGAGTATTGCTCTGATGTGAACTCTATGCCTTTGTACTTTTTCGGAGGCTGTGAAATGGCTCTGGGTCTCTTTCCCATTTCCTCTGCGAGTACTTCGAGGTCTTTTCTTCCTGAAGAGTAGACAATAGGTGATAACCCTGAAGCAATACCACCATGATAAAGTATAGGCTTGCCACTTATCCATGAGTATTGAGCAGGGAGTGTTGAAGAAAGACCTGGAATTTTAGCTTTTGCAGCTTCGATGAGTCCTGCTGTTTCCTTCATTTCAGGGTCTATAGACCTTGCTGTCTGAGCGAGGAATGCAGGTATGTAGGACAGCAGCCTCTGCTTTACCACCCAAGCACCATTCTGTTCTGGATAAGTTATAGCATTAAGTGTATCCACAAGACCCTTAAGATAAGTCTTGGATGCTAGGTTCTTAGGCAACGCCATCAGCATAGCACCTGCAATATTGAGCAAATCCTTCTCGTCAGCGTGTTGTGCTATCTCTGCCCAATCAGCAGATATGCCTAGGAACATCGCAAAGGGGTCTATTCTGCCATAGCTGACATACTTATCCCCTATTTTGATTGAATAGGGTCTCCATCCTGTAGCCATAAGTGCTTCCCTCTGTACTTTGTTCTTAGGTCCACCACCTGTGATGTTGCCATTCATAGCTGCCATGATACCTAATGACCACATAAGACCACCAACCATGACTCTTCCTTGTGCCTTAGCTGCTTCTGAACCACCTTTAGCCATAGCTTCAGTGTATTCTGCCATTCTCTGAGCCACAAAAGGTGTATGCTGTCCAAGGTCTCTCATGATGTTTGTAGGAGTCTTGATAAAGGGTACAATAGGTCTTATCCAAGGATGCTCATTAGCCATCTGGTTGAAGCGATAAGCTATTGTCTTAGGTCTCAGCGGTGCTGTAAAGGTTGCTTCCATTGCTTCCCTAGCAGCTTCTTCATAGACACCGATACCTTGGCTTATTACTTCACCACTGAGAAGTTTCTTTGGTATGAAAGCTTTATCAAAGTTATCAGCAACAAACTCAGCTATAGCCTTGGGGTCATTAGGCATCTTACCTTCAGCAATCATGCGTTTGGCTACCTTCTCAAGCTGTAACTGGGTCTTTGACCTGTAGACAAGCTGTGCAAAGAACTCATCTTCAGCTATCAGGAATTTTTTAGGAAGGTTCAAGATTTTACCTAAGAGATTTATAGGTTTAGCAAGCAGTTTATCGTCAGTAAGGTTGAATGTTCTGGCAGACCAAGCATTCTGTATAATATCATTGTCAATGACAGTAGCACCTTTTATCAGGTTTTCCCCTGTCTTTAATGATATACCTGCCATCTTCATCGATTCACCTATCTGATTGTACATAACCCTCCAAGTGTTGATGCCCTCTTCAAAGAGTTCCTTGTCTTGTATTGTAAAGAGACCACCCTTAAAGCCACCCCAACCACCTGCTATCTTGTCAAGAGGCATGAAGACAGCAGCTTTTATGGCGTTTGCTATGACGTTGACAGCGTGTGTGGTAGGTCCGCTGAGTACAGAATTCATCCAGTATTCATTATGTAATGCCCAGAACTTGTTTGTGTTCTTGTTTATCTTCAGTGTCTGTGCATACTTCACACTGTCATCCGCTACTGCTGACAATCTGTTTCCAAGTGCTTTGATTTCCTTGCTAGTTGCATTTTCTATAACATCAAAGTTCTTGGTAAGCAGTTCATCAAAACCAACATCATCATAGTTAACATCTTTGAAGATGTTCAATGCCCTACCTATACCAGTTTTGAGCCTCTCCATACGATACATGATATAGAGTGAGTTCTTAACAGTATTCTTAAGCTGTCTTTCAAGTTCTATGGCACTCGCAGTACCTGCCTCAGTTACATTCAGCTTTGCTGTGAGGTCAGTTATTCTGGAAGCACCATCTTCTATAGCCATTTTGCCTATTATAATGGACTCACTCAACCTGTCAGCGACAGTAGCATCAACATTCATCCTATCAAACAAAGGGTTCTTACTGCTTTCAGGGTCAAGAACCTGCTTTGCCCACTCCATAGCTTGTGCTTTTGCTCTCTGTTCCACATCAGACCAGTGTTCTCTGTAAGCCAAATAGTCTGGTTTATAGGCAGCAGTGGCATCGCTGGCTGCTTGCACAAAGTTTTTACCCTCATCGGTTTTGATGTCAGCAATGTTGAACATATCATTGCCTGTGTAACCTATAACATCCATGGTTCTGCCGTTCTCAATGACATCCTCAAGTTGTTTCAGCATATCTTCAGGAGATACATCATGATTGAACTTGTATCTGCCAAAAGCTTGCTGAGCCTGTTCTCTGAGTTCAGCAGCAGCGACTTCTTTAGTGGGAGTCATTCCTAACTCTTTCAACTGCTCAGATTGAGTCTTCTCTACTGTGATGCCATCTGCTTTACTCTTAGTAGACTTCGTCTGATTAGGCTTGACCTCAGGAGCAGGTGTATCCTTAGTTGCACCTTTAAGTGCTTCATCAACTTCATCGGCAGTTTTAATGGTTGCCTCAATAAATTCATCAACATTCTTAGCAAGAGCCCTTGCTTTTACACCTCTTACTACAGCAACCACGGCATCAACAAGACCACCCAATGCTAGTCCTTCAAGGGCATTCTTAAATCTACCCTCCGCTGAACTGTCGGTAGGGTCTGCTGCAAGATAAGTTGTTACAGGGTTCTCCAGTGCAGGGAAGGTGTTGATAAGGTTTGACAAGCGTTCTTCGTGAGGGTCAAAGACTACAGCATCCGCTATAGCACCTTGGACAACACCGTTGATATACTTAGCACCTTTACCTAGCTTGATAATACCATTAGCAAGCTTAGTAGCCTTCAGCACCTTACCTGCACCCACAAAACCTGTGAGGAATTGGGAGACACCTGATACCATCTTTCCTGCTGTGGTCTTTGTTTCAAGCCAATCAGGTACAATGTCTATATCAACATCGGCTATATCGTCAGAGCCATCCATCTTATCAAACCAGTTGATAACATCAGCACCAAACTGCACAGTTTCCTCTACAGCTTTAACAGCACCTTCCCCAACACCTTTAATCATGTCACCTGCTGTACCGAGGATACCTATAGGTTCTTGCTCTTCCTTTTCAACTACAGGTGCTGTTGGTGTACCTTTAGAAGATGTTATAGATGGAGAAGTATAATATTCTGCCATCATATCAAGTTCATTTTGGTCTATCATCTATTCTTCCCCACCTGCCTTTGCTGTTTCTTAGGCTTCTGCACACCCTTAGGCTTCTGCACAACCTTAGGAAGTGTTATACCCAGACGTTTAGCTTCATCATATGGATTTAGGTCAGTACCCTTCTTTTTATTGACTGTAGCTATAAGTTTGTACCAATCAGTCTGTGTGACATCACCACCAGAGGCAAGCACTTTAGCGTAATCTGTAGCTAACTCAATCTGCTTCTTGCTCATCGCTTCCTGTTGCTTGACCTCTTGCTTAATGTTATCAAGAGACACAGTAGAGTCTTCCTCATACTTAGCAGCATAGACATCTTTGAAGCCTTCAAACTCTTTGATAACATCTGCTGCAGCACCTATAAGGACTCTCTGCATAGCAACAGTATCCGTCTTGTCAACACCTTGTTTCTTGACACGTTCGGCAGTTTCACGGTAGACATGCTGTAGGACTTCATAACCAAACGCTCTTTCTGAATCGTCAACAGCAAGAGGGTCTTTACTCATAAACAGTTTAAAGAACACCAGTTCCGTAGCTTCCTTGCTCATTTTGTCTGCTATGTGTTTGGATACCCCCTCTTCAGTGTTAGCTATTACTTTCTTAGCCAAGGCTGCTTTATGTGAGTTAGTGAGACCAGAGTTAACAATCTCAGCCAAAGTTATTGTGTTGTCATCCATCTCTGCTCTGGCTATTAGGGAAAGGTCTTCTATGGTGTAGTCGGAAGACCTACCACCACCAATACCCTTCTGGCCTTCCATGTAATACTCGTGTATCCTTCTTAGGACACTCATTAGACTTGTAAGGGCATCTGTCCCATACTTCTGAAGATACTCATCTAGCAGTTGCTTTGGTACGGCAAGTGGATTTGGAAGAAAGGCACGTGCTATCTGCTTCTCAGCAGCATCCTGTTCTTTCTTCTTTGCCATCTGCTCCAAGTCTTCCTTCTGCTTCACCTTCCAGTAGTTATCAGTTATTATTTCATCCTTCTTGCTTTGTATAAGCCTGCTGACTGCAGGGATATCACCAAGGAATGAACCTTTTGATGTCTCAATATACTTAAAGATATCAAGTATTTCATCGCCGTCTTCGATGTCATTGTTTTCAGCAAAGGCTATAATAGCGTCAACTACAGCAGCATTGACCTGCTGTGGTGGAACACCATCCATGATTAACTGCCTCATAACATCAGAGAACTTAGCACCAAGACTTTTATAAGCTTCTTCTGCATCAGGACCATCTAACACGCCTGACTCAACAGCACTCTTAAGAGAGTTGGTTATAAGCTTGGTATGTTCTGTGATAGCTTTATTCCACATGACATCCTTCTGGTGTGCCATGATGGTAGACATAAGCTCTCTCTCAGCAGCTGCAGCCATCGGAACGAATATCTCAGAGAACAAGATAGGGTCTGTTTCTCCACCCATAACTTCCTGTATAAAAGCTAGCTTCTGCTGTTGAAACCATTTTGCTGTCTGTTCAGGGTTAGCTTCTGAAAGAGGTATCTTCTGACCATCAACATCAACTACAGCATCAGGACTGCTTGCCCTGTTCTGTATCCACCCTCTGTAGTTTTCACCTTCATTAGCCATTCTTGCCCTTAGATAACCTTCTTTAATCCAAGGATTGGACTTGGCATACTGAGGGTTTTTCTTTACAAAATCAGACCAACTCTCCCTATTGGCTTGCATCTCATAGGCAAGCTGTCCTTCAGCGATATCCTTTTCTCGTCTTTCTTCCATAGTCGTTTCAGCATATCTCTGAAGTGAAGGTTGTATTGAAGAGAGTGCCTTGGCTACAGCAGTGAGACCACTGACATCCGCTACATCTCTGGCAGCATATCCAGTTCTGACTACTCTTGCCTGTCCTTGCAATTCTTCTTTTAATTTGAGTGAAGTTATTTTAGCAGCCATTAGGAACGCCTCACGGGTGAACCAATATCTTTAGTCTTTGGGGTATACTTTGTGTAGATATGATAAGCATCCAAAGCTGACCCCATCGTACTTACTACAGCCGCTACAGGACTTGCATAGGAAGCAGGTGCAACAGCATCAATCATACTGGCAGCATCCGCAGAAATGCCCTCTTTCTCTGCTGCGACCTGTGCATATGCGTTCTTAAGGTTCTTATCAATATTGCCCATGTATCTGGCTTTCTGTCTTTCGTAGTCATACATAAGATTATCCAAGGACAGACCCTCATTTGTAGCAGAAGCCTGAGTCAAACCTTTAGCCTGTTTCTCTTCAGCAGTAAGCTGTATCATTTTATCTACAGCAGCAGCCTCGTCTTCCATAAGCCTCTTATTCGCCAGATACTGACCAGTAGCCTGACTCTTCTCCGCTCTGCGTATATTGGCTTCTCTAAGTTGATTCTGATATCTAGCCTGTGCATTCTGTGCTTGTATCTGCATCGCAGAGGAGACCGCAGTCATTGCTACCGATGCAATTGCGAATGGGTTGCACATTAGAGGGTATCCCTCCTCTCATAAAAAACTGGAATGTTGTATTGTTCTTTTGATAAGTGTTCATGAATTGGAAACCACACCACTTAAGCCACTTAATATGAAGTGTATTTCTGGTGTCTACCGCATTGTACAGTACTGGATAGATGAAGTTGAGTCTCTCAAGCCACTCCTTGGTATGACGAAGAAACCTGAGAGACCAAGCTTCAATTCCATTAGTGCCTAGAAGCCACACTCTGCCCCAGTTATTGGAGGGACAGACAACTCCTAGCAAGGCTGCAGGAGTACCTTGCGGCTCAGATATAGTCAGGCATATTTCTGACTCCTCTATACCTCTCTGAAGAGCATAGAGTTCTTTACCCTGTTCACCGTAACAGGCTTCTATCTCCTGTCTGTCGGCATTTCTTAGGTTTGAGGCAATATAATACGCATCCTCAAGGCAAGCAGTTCTTACATATTTATCAAACTGCATCAACGTACCCTGTAGTTCCTTGTTGTGTATCTGCCTTCCCAAGCAGCAGAGACGATAGTAAACGGAAGATGACTATCTGAGGTTATCTGTATTCTAACCCTGTCAGACTTAGCGTGAACTCCTGTACGTATCTGTCCTTCTGCAAGAGAAGCTGAACCTACACCAAAAGTGTTAATGCCTACAACAGCAGAAGACATGACACTTCCAGCTGTTGTCTCATAAGGAGCATCATCCACTGCCACCACATCAACATTGAATGTTCCTGACAGACCATAGTTGATAGTCCAGTTTCTGTACTGTAGCCTTCCTGTAGTGATGGAAGACACATCTCCTGTCTGTGGCCTGAGGTACTGTTCACTGAACCTATACAGCCTGTTATATTTGTAGCCTAGAGTGAATGGTATTGTTGTATAGTCACCTATAAAGTACAGAGTATCAGATATACCGTCAGGGACTATGTTGATTAGGATGTTTGTATTGTTTTCAACAGCTTCCAATAGAGAAGTGTCTGCAACAAATGGAAGGACCACTTTGGTTACGCCTGTAGTTGTGTCGTATGTTCTAGTAGTAGCTGTGTGCGGTATCTGTCTGTCAAGACAAATATCAAAGGAAGTTGGGGTGTAGAACTCATCAGTATCTATAACCAGACTGTCGAGATACAAAGCACCCTCATAGTCATTGAAAAGGTATAGGGTATCACCTATGAGTTCTATACTTTTACAGGTTGCCCTAGGTGGAAGTGTATATTTGAACCATGCTGATTGTATCTTGTCTGTTCCTGACCAGAAGTATTTGTAGACATACAATTCCTTACCTGAAGCAGGAAGTATGAATAACATCTCTCTGTCAGGAGTGCTAACCATCCTAACAACATCATCAGGGATATACTTAGGTACATGAGCAGTTATATCAGAAGCTTCCTTCCTGTCATGCTCAGAGTCTATATAGAACTCCTTAACCCTCGTTGCTCCTGTTGCTTCATCATCTTCACCTGAGCAGTAAAACAGTGTCTTGCTGCCAACAACAGGCTTGATATCCCTGTTGATGGCATAAGGTGATACATGGGTTATAACTGCTGTAGAAGGACTAAGGACATCACCACTCTCAAGAACAAACTGGTTCTTGTCCCCAAAGAGAAGTAATGCCTCTTGGAAGGTGATAGCATATCTGAGTATAGACACTTCATCATGACTTGCAGAGTAGTCTATTGGATCTCCATCTGTTGTAGTCAAAGCTGTCTCATTCCAGAAATCAAAGAAGCTGCCTGCTCTGGAGAGAATGACATTATCATCTGACAATACTCCAAGCCTATTTCTGTAGAAGAAGATGTCAGACAGGTTTCTTCCTACAAAACTAGGTGAGGGTACTGATACCTCATCCCCAACCTTCCTTGCTTCCCACGTCAACGGTTGGAATGTGAACGTACCATCTGCATTGTGTATTAAAGCATGAGGCATAGTTGTGTTGTCAAAACTGTTCTGTAGACCTTCCTTGACAGTTTCTACCCATATACCATTACCAAAAGATGAACCATCAGTAGTTTCAAAGCGTATATAATAGTCATCCTGTCTCTGGTCTACATCACCCACAACCATACATCTGAAGCCATTAGGAGCAACAGTAGGCAGGTCAGCAAAAGATTGTACTGTAGATGTTATTAAAAACATCTGAGTATCACCACGTGAATCCGAGATGGAAACTGAGAACGAACTGCCACTTGCCTTTTTAATCCATATGGTAGAGTTCTTAACTGTTATTACATAAGCATCACCTAGTGCTGTACCGAGTTCAGTGCCTAGCTGTGAGGCAATAGTCTCCGTGCTTATCTTTGGGGGAGGGTTGTCAACTGTACCAACACCTGCAGGGGTTGATACTGTCCTCTTAGTACCTGAAACAGTTACTGAATAGTCTGTCAGGTAGTTGGCCACCTTAACATGAACAAGAACTTCATAAGGTCTTGTAACAGCCGAGGCTGCACCAAGTGCAACAGTTTTATTTCTGTTGACCACAAATGTATAATCTGCAACTGTAGTTGTTGTAAGGTCATCAGCAGGTGTATCCGTGGTTATATATGCGGTGCCTGAAGGTGCTGTAAGTGTCTTAGCAACACCATCAGTACCATAGACTTTAACAGTGTTCTTATGGAATAAACCTAGGTACTTCTCACCTTTACCCCTGTTAATTGTGAATGTTTTTATAGGTGTAGTGTTGTCACTATCCAAAAGCTTAACATGTTTTATAGGTTTCCTTGGTCTAAGACCATGAATTAAACTAGGAGCTATATTGATCATTTCATCACACTGGGAGTCCATTCTGAAGGAGGGATGCTGCTGTGACACACCATTGACAAGTGAAGGTATTTCTCTGGTTATAAGAGCCATTATTAGCGACCCCTTCTGAGTACCCTGTGGATACTGTTAAAACCCATTTTGCTGTTGGGGGATAAATCTAAGTAGTTCCTGTCTGAGTTTCTTATATCTTCATTGATGAAGGTTGTTCTGGCTTGCACGTAGTCTTGACTTAATGCTGTGTGCATATCAGTGACTCCAAGTACTTTTACCTGATAACGCAAAGCTGCCCACGCTATAACATAGTTCTTTGCACTCTGTGGCAAATCATCAAAAGCAAGAGCATGTGTCAGTTTAGCTTTAAGCGGTCTTGTAAACTTATAAGTATGATTCTTTCTATCATAAAGCTTTCGCCCACGGAGAACCACATCCACATCGAAGCTGTCTCGTGGGTCTATATCAACATTACGTACCGATTCTGCAACATTGATTTCACCCTGTGAATCAGGTACTAGGAGGAAGTTGTCTTCAGTATTGAACCACCAACCTTCATTCTGAAACTCTATAAGGGTGTCCTGTAATGTTCTTCTGGCAAGCAACGCATCCGCATTCAATGGCCCCTCTAAGGTGGTGATAGGCAACTCTCCTACAATAGACAACAGTGTATTAACTGCATCTATCTCTCGTGTGGCTATAGGTGCTGTTGCCATCAGCTACACTCCTTTCTCCTTAATTTGCAAAAAATAGGGAGACCCTAGAACATCTAGGAGTCTCCCTATTGTGTTGCAATTACTTAGTTTGTTATATGAGGAATGAGCAGTATGTTCTTCTGTGTTATACTCTTTGACTCCTCATGGACCTTGGGTTTGTCAATAACCCTAGCGTGAGCGATGAGTGTATGAGTAGAAGTATCAGGGTCTTTGACACTACGCTTCTGTATCATCTGCTCAAGCTTTTTCTCTAACTCATTTTTGGTTAATGCCAATCAGACCAATCCTTACGAAGCGGCAGCTTTGCTGATTTCTACTGCACACTCAGGGCGAAGGATACCGTGACCCATAGCGTACTTGGCAACGATGAGGTCACCCTGATACATAACGTGGAAGTCCTTACCAGACATTTCAGTGGCAAGGTCAAACAGTTTTACAGTACCCACAGCCTGACGGTTCATAACAAGAGCAACAGAATCACGGAAGTCTCCAGTGTAGTCGTTGTTCTCACCCTCAACCTTTTCGGTGATATTCAGACCGTTGGGGAGGTTGTTGGACTTATGAACCTTCATGTTTGCTATCTCAGGAAGTGCAGCGTCCTTAAGTGAGCCGCCACCGCCCCAATCTTTATTGAGGAGGTCTGTGTTCTGTACAAGCAGGTAATACTGTGCAGGTTTGAGGATTATGTGACGGTCTTCATCAGGTACGTCTTTCTCATCCAGTGCCTGTGCAGCAGAGAAGATAAGGCTTGTAAGTACAGCCTTGTCAGTAGCAGCAGAGGTATTCTTAAGCACCGTACCACCGCTGTGGTCTGGTGTAACAGCAGCTCCACGTGCAGCAAGATAACCAAGCCTGGCTATCTTCTGGTCAAAGCGGTTTGACAGTGCGATACCAAGCTGTTTCGAGTATTCCTGACGGACATCAAAGTGAAGCTTTGCATCCTCAAGGTCATCAATGAATACATCTGCAATAAGCAGGTCATCTACTGCGATGACACGCTTGCCTATTACAGGGTTGTTGCTTCCAAGTATAGGCTTACCAGGGGTATGATAACGTGCTGTCATCTTGCCAAGAGCGGGGAAGGATGCTGACTTACCTTCAGTAATGGTGCGTACCCTGTGAAGGTCTTTGAATATGTTTGTGGTATTAAATGCGGTCAGCACTTCTCCACTGAATATTTCGAGAAATACTGCGTTCTCCTGTTCCCATGAGCCGTCTGAAGTACCATTAAGTACACCAAGACGTGCGAGTGTTGCATCTGCCATATTGTGTCACTCTCCTATTTTGTTTGTTTTGTTTGTGTTGCTATAATGTCACAAGCAATGCAACAGTTCTTCGCCATCTCTGACCAAGATTGTCCTCCGCAGAGGGTCAGGGTTGAGTCTGGTGTATTATTGTGCTTCTTGTGACTATTAGGCTATCGTGCAGCCCTCATCAATCGAGAGCGTACAACTTTAGCTTCAACCTGTTTACGATAATGAGTGTCTGTTTTATAGCGTGGGTCGGACATAGCAGACACCATTTCATCTATGGAATTGAACTTATCCGTAGAATCTAGGTAGGAGCTAGTCCCACCAAGAAGCTTGGGGTCTGAACCGTATTCCCTCTGGTATGATGTAACAAGACCTTTTATGGCCATGGCTGCGATGTGTTTATTGCCTGAAGCAATAGCCATGTTGTAAGCTTCTATCTCTTCTGCTGACATATTCTCAGAAGCCCATTTAACCATAAGAGCATACTCTTCCTGACCACCTGCGACACTGAGCAGTTCCTGTATGGTTTCATCAGCAAGTGCCTGACCTTTCTGTAGAAGAGCTTCCTGACCTTGTATATAGGAATCAACAATTGCCCTAGGTATACCTGCATCAGCAAGTTTCTTATAGCTTTCTTCAGAGAGACCACCTTCATCATATTCTTTCTGAAGGTCATCTAGCTTGAGACCTGCTACCTGAAGTACTTCCTGTACCTTATCATCTGCTTTTGCAGTATCAACAGTAGGTTTGTTTTCCTCAGTGGAAGGTGTCTCTTCCTTAGTTGTACCAAGCTTTTTTTCAAGTTCTTTATAAGCGTTAGCCAGGTCTTCTGTTGTCTTGAACTTGCCTAGGATAAGTTCACCTTCAGGTGGAGTAGCTTGCATAGAGTCTGTTATAGGCTGTACGTTCTCCTCTTCAGGGGACACTGCTCCTGTAACTCCTGTTACAATTTCAGCCACTAATAGTCCTCCCTAACTGTACCGTCCTCAAGCTGAGTTACCTGTTTAGGAACACGGGTATCAACTGGAGCGTACTCTGTGAGGTCAGCACGTACGGCCACTTCTGCTTCCTCTATCTTCTTTATAGGTTTCTTATTGCTCTGGGCCATTTATTTGTCCTCCTTTAAGCATGATATCTTTGATGGCATTGATGCTGTTAGGACCAAGGCTTTCCATCATCTGCATCATCTGCCCCTGTTGCTGTTCAACTTGCATGTCTTCTTCTGTCTTAACAAGACCTCTCTTATCAAGACCTAAAGAAGTAGCAAGTCTTGACAGAGCATCAAGTGGATTGATGTACTGAACAATCTGCTCACCGAAAGCTTCTCTGCCAAGAGCAAAGAACTCTCTCAACTTAGCCTTATCACTTGCTCTGCCGAGTGCTTCCATACCTGTTACGATTGAAGGCTTGACTATATCCTTAGGAAGCTTGTCCATCTTGCCTTGCTTCTGAAGCTTATTCAGCTTGCAGTTGACATAAGGCAACTGGAACTCTTCCGCAAGAAGTGAATAGATACCACCAAGAGCAGTCTCAAGGTCTTCTGCCATAAGACGTATCTCTTCCGCTGTTACTCTTTCTCCTGCCCTCTGTACACTTTGGTTAAGAAGGAATGCAGAAGCAATACGCCTTTCAAGCTTATCTGCCAGTTCTAAGGCAACTCTTAGGTCTGCCTGTTTCTGAGGCTGTAAGCATTCAACGTCTTCTGCTCTTCCACCTGCAAAGCCACAGTTAGGTGTTTCAGCAAGGTCTTTGACACTTGTCATACCATTGGGGTTGACTAAGAAGAGGACTTTTGCACTTGCAGCAGTACCCTCTACGATAGCTTGTGATAATGCTTCAAGGGATATTATGTCTCCTAGATATTCTTCAACATATCCTCGACCGTAGTCTTCTCCGTCTATCCTTCCGAACCTTACAGGTATCCAAGGACAGGCATCGACAGGATAAGTACCTACACTGTCAGGCAGAGTTATACTCTTACATTCCTGAAAGACATCAAAGATATCTCCGTTGCGTTTGATGTAGGTGTAGATAGGAACAGACTTGAGTTCCTTACCATCCTCTTTTTCTTTTATTGCTTGTCTGATTTTCTTGGGAAGAGCGGAGGGTGCTATTTCCTCCTTGACTACAATTTCCAACACATTACCAGATGGGTCTCTCTTGACACAATAGGTGTCTAGGTGAAAGCATCTTGGTTTACCTTTGTAAGGAAAGTGGAAAAGAGTATTACCACCTACAACAAGATGTCTGAGACCTTCAAATACAACAATTCTGTCTGTGCTTGATGCTACATCCCCTATTACCAACTGTTCCACCTTAGATAGACCTTCTTCTATCTCAGTTTTGAACTTAGCATCCTGTTCTTTTTCAAGTACAAGGTTGTCAATTCTGAGTCTGAAGAAAGGCATGTTGGGAGGTAAAAGAGCAAGGAGGAGTTTAGCCGAAAGGTTATTGACTCCCCTTGCTCCTACGGATTGGAAGGGGGTTTTAATATCTGCACTACTGTCTTTGTTCTCTGGTATAAGTGAGGGAAGTGTAACCTTGCTACAATCTTGTGCTCTTCTCAGGAAGTCAGCTCGTTTCTCTTCCAGCTCTGTGTAACGCTGTTCTGCTCTTCCTGTAGACATATATGTTATCCTCTAGGAATGAACAGACCGCTGCCTGTGCCTGTTGCTCCGAACGGTGAGATGTTGGGGAGGTCTGTACGAAGTGCTTTAGTGCCTCTCTTCTTGGCACTACGTTTTTTCCTTTCTGGGTCTACACTCTCCTCTGACTCAAGCTTCCTGGGTGCTTTATTCGGTTCAGGTGCTTCCATTGTCACAGGTTCTTTATACTCCGGTGCAGATGATGAACACATATTAAAACCACTCCTCTCTAAGTAAGTACTTTCTCAGAAACTTTCTTCTGCTGTTCCTGATAGCTGAGTTTAAGGATATCCACAAGTTTCCTCATACCAACATAAATCCACACTGCCCTTTCGGACATGTTTATATCAGGGCATCTGTGCGGATATTGCTCTTCAAGTTCATCAATAAGTTCACGAGAAATATATGCTTTTATCAGAATTTTCGCCTCTCTTTATAATGGTCTATTTTATTTTATTATAGGACATTATATTGAACACTTACTCCAAGAACACATAGTGCATGAAGAGCATCCATCCTGATGTCTAAGTTCAGCCCCACACTGTGGACAGACATCAACACTCTTAACTTCTTTGGATATCTCTCCTGATTCATCCATTGAATACAGTACCTGCTTGTTCTTACAACCATCACGGTAAACTGTGACTCCTTTACAGCCAAGCATCCATGCCAAGATGAACGACCCTCTAACATCTTCAATTGTGGCTTTATGTGGAAGGTTGATTGTTTTGGATACAGCAAGGTCTGTATGTCTCTGGAAAGCTGCCTGAGTATATATGTGTGCTTTAGGACTTATATCATGTGCAGTAACGAATACTGCATTAAGCAGCTCATCAGAAATACTCATATCATCACAGGCTGCGAGGTAGACAGGATTGTAGTATTCCAGTGTCTTGCCCTCTTTATCATTCTCAGCGAAAGCTATTCTCTTGTGTCTCAAAGCAAATACTGGTTCTATACCTGATGAGCAACCTGCAAGCAATGAGATAGTACCTGTGGGTGCTATACAAGTAACTGTTGCATTCCGCATTGCACCTTTATAATATGCAGGATACGATCCACGTTCTATACCCAGATAGAAGGAATAGTGTCTGGCTTCTTTATTGATAAAAGCCATGACCTCCTCTGCAAGCTTGAAAGCCTGATTATCATAATAAGGTATCAACATTTTGAACAGCATCTCAGCCCAGCCCATAACACCAAGACCTATCTTGCGTGTTCGCATGACAGCATCACGTATTTCAGGGAGCGGATAGTTGTTGACATCAATAACATTGTCAAGGAAACGAACAGCAGTTCTTACAGTAGCACCAAGCTTTTCGTAGTTAACTGTTCCGCTTGGTGTGACCATATTGGCAAGGTTGATTGAGCCAAGGTTGCAAGCTTCGTTGGGATATAGTGGTGTCTCTCCGCAAGGGTTAGTCGCACTAAGTTTGCCTAGATGTGGTGTAGGGTTCTTCCTGTTCACCTCATCTATAAAAACAAGTCCTGGGTCTCCTGTTTTCCATGCCATTTCAACTATAAGGTCAAAGATAGGACTGTTTCCTTTAACAGCTTCTGTCATGAACTCATCTGTTGCAGCAACTGAGATGTTGAAGTTGTGTAGTTTGCCTTCCTCAGTTTTAGCTTTGATGAACTTAACAATATCAGGATGGTCACAGTTAAGTATACCCATGTTTGCTCCCCGTCTCATACCACCTTGCTGTACAACATCAGTGGCAAGATTGAAGAGTTCCATAAAAGACACTGGTCCTGAAGCTTTACCGTTGGTAGATTGAACAATACTGTTCTCTGGCCTGAGTGCTGAGAAGTTGAAACCTGTTCCACCACCAAACTTATGTATAAGTGCCTGTTTCTTCAATGCCTCAAAGATGGACTCCATCGAGTCCTCGATGCCTATAACATAACAGGCTGATAGCTGACCATGTTTTCCCTCTCTACCTGCATTCATGAGAGTAGGAGAGTTCGGAAGGAAGTCCAAGCTTGCCATTGACTCATAAAATAATTCTGACCACTTTTCCCTTTCAACTTCACTCTTCTCCACAGATGCAACAACTCTAGCCACACGTTCCAACATCTCCTGCGGAGTCTCAATTACCTCACCCCTCTCATTCTTCCAAAGATAACGCTCATGCAAAATTGCAAGAGCGTTGTCATCAAACTTAGGTTTTGTCTTCATACACCTTATCCTTCCTATATCAGGTCATCAAATTTTGGTGGAAAGTAGTTTTCCCCTTTAACAACTTTACCGTCTTCACGGTAGATAGGCAGACCGTCTGGTCCTAGCTTTGACATATTGCTTGCATACACACGCCTCATAGCTTCATCAATATCAAAACCATAGGTGATAGCAGTGCCTATAGCCACAAAGATGATATCTGCCAGAGCATCCAATATCTCTGCCCTGTCATCTTTAGCAAGAGCATCAAAGTACTCACACACTTCTTCTGCAAGGATGGCAGTTCGCATACACTTTTCAAGCTGTGAAGGAACTCTGCCTTTCTCACCTATAGGATGTCCAAACTTTTGGTGAAACCGAAGGACATAATTTACCCATGGACTATTCATCAAATACACACCTTCTCATAAAAGGTCTAAACTTATCACCCTCTATAAAACGAAGAAGGTCTTCTACTTTGTTTATGAGTTCTTCTTTACTTCCATTATTGTTTAATCGATAAGGGAAGTCATGATAATATAGGTTGCCCTCACTACTGTGCGTAGTAGCTTTATGAATAGCCTCTGCCTCTTCAATGCTTATAGGTCTAGTGACCTTTACCATTACAGAGTCAGGTATAGCTTTGATTGCTGCATACTCATTCTCATATCGAAGGTCATCAATAAGTATATATTCAGCGTCACTCTTTATTGCTGTATACATGTTGATATAGTGAGGTTCTCCGAGTTCCTTGATAAACCTAGGGAGTCTGTCCACCCATATATTCTCTGATATCAACTTCCTACCCCACTCATGACCTAAGGTCTGCCATAGATACCTCATGGTCACACCTAGTTCAGGAATGACCTTATCTTTATTTTCAGGGTCTTCATACTGATAAGGTGCATCTACATTAAGTGACATAAGAAGGTGTCTTATAGTGTGTTTGATGGGGGAGGCGAACGAGAAGGTTACTGTCTTTCTGTTGTTTGCTATTATTGATGCTACGGTCGACTTGCCACACTTGGGATAATCTGAGTATAGTGCTATTATTTTAGGCTTGGGGGTGTCCATAGTATTACCTTCCTCTCTTTGTAGTTGTAGTCTTCTTTCTGACATATCCTTGCTATCCTTGCTATCTGAAGTGCATCAGCTTCGGTGAGACCTTTCTTCTCATAAGCTTCAACCACTTTCTGCCACATAATTTCATAGGTCCATTCAGAGGGGTCTTCTCCTAATATCTTCTCTGCTGTCTTAGGACCACATGAAGGGCAGCCCTTGTAACCGTCAGCAGCATCCCCTGTCAAAGTCTGGTACATGTGCCAGTACCTAGCTTCCTCAGGAGAAATACTCTTTATACCCTCTTCTTCATACTTCTTAAAGTTGCAGATGAGACCAGGTATAGTCTTCATATCTTTGTCTTCAGACACAATTATCTTTTCACCTTTAGGAATGATGACAGTAGATGTGGCAAGGATGCCAAGTACATCGTCACCTTCTAGGTTAGGTCTTAGGTAAGTGTCATAGTTATCTAGGACATATTCTTTGAGGCACTGCCTGAGAAGAGGTTGTCTCTTCCCTACTCTGTTGTGCTTATAATCAGGGTAGACATCATAGCGGAAGCTGCGTGTATCACTGAGGGCAACAATCATTTTATCTGCTTCAAGAACTTCTTTATATCTGGAGAAAACTTCGTCAAGTTGAAACTTGGCTTCATATTCATCAGAGTGAAGAGTCCATAAACCATTACCCCAATCAGTTGCAACTTCCGCTGCTGCTGCCACCTGATAGATGGAGATGTCTCCATCAACCAGTAGTGTTCTCATTCCTTACCCTTCCTTAAAACTATGGATAGTAACAAGAGGACACTTAAAATCTTTATTCTTTACATCAGGACAGTTGTGTCTGTCATCACAGTAAAAGCTATTATCAGGCATACAACAACAGAGCATATCGTTAATGGCAACTATAACCTGCTCCAGTTCTGCTATTCTTTTTTCCAGTGAGTCAACCTTATTAAGTGCCTGAAACAAAAGACCATTCTCTGCTTTAAGAAGTAGTGCTTCCTGTCGCTCATTTGTTTCCAAAAAACCTTGATATTTGCTTAATTTACTAACTATCACTCCGCACCCTCCTTTGTAAGAACTATCAATATCAGAAAAATAACTAGCAAAATTGCAGCTACACACAACGGTATCCAAGTTGGAGCAAGCACCCACCACCATGACCAGTTAATAACACCTGCCATCTTGAGAATAACAAACACCAAAGTCATGGTAGGAAGAACTCCAAATGTTGGAGTGACATAAACTTTATCCTTTACTGACCGTTCCATCACTCCGCACCATCCTTCCCCGCTAAACCACAGCACCCTTCATTCTTAATCTTCGGGTCAAACCAACGCTGGGTCATGCACTGATAAGTGCTGCAGTCCTCACTAAAGGGACACAGATAAGTGATACAGCCCCCACCAAAGGGACACGTAAGAACCTTTGGTGGTGTCATTCCGTTCTTAACAAACGTACATTCATCTTCACGACAACAACCATTGATGTCTTCATGGGGACAGTTGCAATAACACATGTTATTCACCTACGCAAGTTTCGGAGTACATGAAGAGGTGGTCATAAGGCAGTGCTTTTTTAATCTCAGCTACCAATGTTCTAAACTCCTCATACACATTAGGCTGAGAACGTAGAATCAACATGTGTCTTAGTTCCCTAGCATTGGTGGTGAAGTAAAGGTTAGTAAGCACGGACTCCACAAGATATGGCTTGATGTAGTCATTGGGAATACCTGCCTTTGTCATCTCAACCACTGTATTCATAAGAGCGTAAGCTTGTTTATGTGCTTGAAGCAGAAGCGTTTCCTGTGCCCGACTTTCAGGAAATACTTTCCAATAGGCATCATGTAGACCTGTAGGTATAGCACCACGTTTCTCAACAACCTTCTTCAAACCCCACCGTGTTGACTCCACAGACATACTGCAATGTCTGTGTCTCTCCAGTTCTAAGAGCAGTCCTCGTGAGATGTCGGTGATGTAGAAGGTGTAGTTGATATGTTCAATGACAGACTCATGTCCTCTGTGGATGAGTCTTGAGATAAAATCTTCTGGGTCTGTATCTTTTGCCTTGTCCAAATTAGCTGTGCAACAGAGACCTGCTTCCATGGCTATAGACAAAGGTGTGTAATGTTTGAGTGTTACATTTGGCATTAGTATTCCCTCCGTTCAAAGTCACCTATCTGACGTGCTGTTGGAGCAACCCCAAGAGCATAGTAGGCCTCTTCAAGTGCCTGTAGTCTGGCAAGATACTCTACTGTTGTTATGCGTTTGTTTTCTAACTGCTTAAGCTTTTTGTAAAAAATGTTTCTTACATAGTCTTCCGTTGTTTCTCTAAGCATTGTCATAAGTACCTCCTTAGTGTGTGTCTGCCCAGTTCTTACCAACCTTATACTCCCCATCAAGAGGACAACGAAAGTTGAAGAACTCACCTGCTTGTTTAATAGCATTGACAGCTATCTTTCCCACCTGCTCTTCAAGACCGTTGCGAACATACAACTGAAACTCGTCATGTATGTGCAAGACCTGAACAACATCATCACCATACTTAAAGCCTTGTCTGTCCAGTTCATCCCAAAGCAAACAGGTAGCTTTCTTCATAACAACAGCACCTGCACTCTGGAGCAACAGGTTGAGTGCTGAGTGTTCTGAACGTACAGTGAGTATCCGCTTATCCAAACCTATGAGATAACCACGTTTCTTAACTGTGGTCTTAACATCAGTGATAAGCTGATTGAGAGCGGGTGTTTTCTTCAGGAAGTTTGCTCTGGTCTTCCTGCCAACACGTATCTGTTTAGCCTCATCAGCATCAGGTTCGATGATGCTTCCTAGCAGTTTGTCACCTGCTCCGTATAAATAGGCGTAGATAAATCGTTTTGCTAGGTTACGTGTAGGAAGACCTGCTGCTTGCTGATTGAGTGTATGAATGTCACCATGCAAGATAACATCTCTATAAGCACCACCGTCATAGATAGTGATGTAGTGTGAAAGACATCTGAGTTCCAGTCCTGAGGCATCACATCCAAGCATACTGTAACCATCAGGAGCAATGAATAAACTCCTACACTCCTTACCATAAGGCACACCGACAGCAGGTACTTGTGCAAGGTTGGGATGATGATGGATACATCTGCCAGTAACAGCACCATTAGTATTGACTCTGCCATGTATCCTTCCAGTCTCATCCACAAGACTAAGCCATGCTTGGTTACCTGTTGCTAACTGAGAGATACGCTTCTGTACCAGTAGATATTCTGCAATCAATGGTGCTTCTTTATAAGGCAGTTTACTGATTACTTCATCATCTACCTTAGGTTTACCATTGTCTGTAAACTCATCAGGCTGCCACCCGTACTTAGTGTTAAGCCTTTTGATTATCATGTCCCTTGATGAAGGGTTGAACTCTACTATCTTAGGTTTCCATATAGGAACACCCTTCTGCCAACCCTTGGTTTTGTTGTTGACCTTGGGAGTAAACATTGAACCTTCATCAACAGGTGGGAAAGCTTCTTTGAGTTGGGTAGAAAGTTCATCTAATCTGTCAATAAGATAAGAATAAAGCTCCCTTGCCTTCTTAACATCAAAGAGGACGCCTTCCTGTTCCTGTCTGAATATAATCTTTTGGAACTGATGCTCTAAAGCAACAGACTGACTAGAAGGTTTTTTAGACATGAGATAATTAAAGAGGGATAGCGTTACTGCACAGTCATGTTCGCAGTATGACTGCATTTCAAGACTCCAGTTCTGCCAGTCCGATGTCTTACCAAACTCGTCTTTATACTCACCGAGTCTGTAACCCCAAGCCTCCAACGAATGTGACCCAAGAAGTTTAGATGGTATATTATATTCAGGGGGTTTGACTGAGATTGCACTTAAATCCCTCTTCATCATGTCAGGGAAGAGAAGTCTTGCTATTACAAGAGTGTCATATACTTCATCAGACTTGGGAGTAAAATCATACAGCTTATCAATAATAGGAAGGTCAAAGCATAGGATATTATGTCCTATAATTTTATCAGCTTCTCTAAGAATTGATAGACCTTCCTCAATGCTTTTGTATTCACTGGAATTATCAGTACATGATATAACTTCACCTGTATCTACATCTTTTAGCACCAGTGAGTGTATCTTTGTTACAGTGTCTAATAGTCCATCTGTTTCTATGTCCAATACATAATTACCTGCCAATTAAAACTCCTCCTCTCCTTCTGCACCTCCTGTCTTTATAGGTTCAGGGTTGTTAAAACCAAAGGGGAAACCATCAACAGCTTTTAGCCTACCTGTGTCATAGTCGTATTCCAGTTGGTCACATTCTCCAAGTACACCAATAAGCCTTGACTTCAACACACGAATGGTAGCTATGTTTGCTCTCTCAGCATCCTGTTGGTCACGCTCTACAGCTATAACAACATCACTCAACTGTTCGAGAGAACCTGAGCCACGCAGGTCAGTGAGGGATACTTGCCTACCCTCGTTGAAACTCTTGCCCTTGTCAGGTCTCTTGAGATGTACTATTGCGAGTACACCAATACCTGTCTCCTCGATAAGGGACCTAAGTGCTGTCATAAGAATGTCGATAGTCTTGCGTTCTCCCTCATCACTCTGCAGTCCTGAGACAACTATTGAGATGTGGTCGAGTACAAGCCAATCAATATTCAGACCTTTAATCATGTAGCGTATCTTGGACAACAACTGGTCTATCTGTGTAGAACCAAAGTGGTCATAGAACCAAAGCTTGTCACCATCTGTGACTTTGTTAAAAGCTGTAATAATTTCCTCCTTAGTCACTTCTGCTCTGCCTTTAGGTGTGTGTATAGGCTTGTTCAATTCCATGCCTACATAGCGTTCCAGTGTCCTCTTCTTTGATTCCTCAAGGGCCATGATGCCTATACGTTGGTTGTGTTCATCAGCAAGATGCTTGGCTATCTCATGGACAAATGTAGACTTGCCAATGCCAGAACCTGCGGTAAAGAGAATAAGTTCTCTCTTCCTTAAACCTTGTAACATTTCATTCAACTTAGGGTATGGTGTTGTGAAACCTACTGGTGGGTCAGTGAGAAGGTCTTCAAGAAGGTCTTTGGCTGAGACTATTCCATCAGGTCTGTATGTTGAACCATTCCACAGACACTGCACAAGTTCACCACTGCGGCCTGCCTGAAGCATGTCTGAAGCATCTTTGAGGGGTAATGTACAAATCTTTGCCTTGCCTATTGAGAGGACTGCTGCTGCTTCCATGGCTGCTGCCTTACCTACCTCGTCATTGTCAAAGCAGATGTTGACTTCATCGAAAGATTCAAGGAACTCAAGGTTATCGATGAAAGCTTTCTTTGCACTATTAACCCCTGAAGGAATAGAGACTACTGCCCATTTATGTTCCCACACCTGAGAGATAGTCATAGCATCTATCTCACCTTCAGTTACTGTTATCCTTTTGCCTCCAGTTTTCCAGAGGTGCTGACCAAAGAGTTCAACACCTTTTGGGTTGCCTCTCCATATGAAGTCTTTATTAGGGAAGCGTATGTGTTGAGCTACCAGTTCACCATCTTTATAGTATGGTGCAATGTGTACAGTTTTGCCATTATACTTACCTATAGTATACCCAAATTTAGATAAGGTTTTCTCTGTAAGCTTTCTCTTGGGCAGAGGCATATACTCCCCTACTGGTATCAATTCCTTAGACACTGCCTTCCTCCTGTCTCTTGGTGCTACTGTTGTTACACCATCGCCATCTTTAGGTGGAAACCATGTCTCACAGGCAAAGCAGAAGCCGTGTCCGTCTTCATAACGAACGACATTATCACCGTCATAATCACCACCACGGCTTCTGCATACTGGACAGGTCTCCCTATATAAGACATCCATCTATGCCTCTAACAGTATATAGACCTGTCATATACGTACACACATCTTACTGCACCATAAGGGTCAAGTGCAGGTATAGTCAGTATCCTGTGTCCTTTGTTACGAAGTTTGTGTATTACTCCAGGAAGGTTGTATATACGATAGTGAACAAGTGCATCTGTGCGGTCGATTATTCCGCCTGCTTTAAGGTAATTAAGTACAAGCTCTGTCTGTGAGCCTGCGGGGGATTTACGCTTTATCATAATGTTATCTTCTCCTTTTTCTCGTCAATCGAGTTTGCCTTATGGCATAGGTTTTTGTGAATAAAAAACCCCTCTCCCTTGATAGAGAGAGGGGCGAGCAGGACAAAGGCTGCTCTTTAATTAAGTGCTTCCGTGAGGGCAGGTGCTACTTTAAACTTAATTCGCTTCCGTTCAGGAAGGTTGATAAGTTCTCCTGTTCTAGGGTTGTGCTTGGTTGCAGCAGGTAAAACCTTTACCGTAAACGAGCCAAACCCCGACAATTTAACTGTGCCCTCAGTGAGCAAAGCTTCTTTAATGTTAGCGAGAATACTCTGAAGCATGGGGTATACAACTGATTTAGGTGTTCCAGTGTCTGTAGATACAATACTTGCGAGTTCTGCCATGTTCATTATTTATTAGTCACCTCTCTTCAACTGTTAGTCTCTACCTAGTGGTCTTTAATTACACACCAGTGAAATAGTCCTTGACATCAAAGGATGGACAAGCTTTCTTAGCAAAGTCTCTGTGACCTCTGACCTTAGCCTTGGGATACTTTAATCTCAGCCTTGATATCAGTGCCTGTGCCGAGGCAAACTGTGCCTCAGTAAAGTTATTCTCAGGTGTAACTTTGTCCTTCTCGGCAACACCTCCGACCATGCAGATACCTAATGAGTTGTGATTATAATTAACAACATGTGCTCCTATGACATCCTCAGGTCTGCCTATCTCAATACTTCCATTTCTGCGGATAACATAATGATATCCACAGCCCTGCCATCCTTTCTGGCGGTGCCACCTATCAATTTCCTTGACACCTATATCCATGGAAGGCGGTGTGGCAGAGCAGTGGATGACAATGTACTCAGTTTTTTCTCTTACTTTCATTCTCAAATTGGCGTACAGCCATCAATCTCCTTTCGTCTGGTGGCTCATTAAGCCACTCTGTTGGTATAAGTTTTGTAGCAAACAGAAAACCATGCTTCTTGCACCAAAGCCCATAGGTAGTAGGACTACCCTTGGATATCCTATTGTTAGGATTGGTGAACACAAACCTGATATCCAGGTCAGGATGCTGTTCCTTGAGAAACACATGCTTCTGTCTATCTTTGACTTCAAAGCGACCCTTAGTCTCAATGATTATTCCGTTAGGCAAAACAAAGTCTGGTGTGTAATGTGCCTTTCTTTCAGGTTGTGTATAGGAAATGCGAAACGGTTCATATTGTGCCTTGACTCCACAATCAGCAAGCTGCTGTGCAACGATATCTTCAAGCCCTGACCTGTAGCCATGTTTTATAGCTATCTGGTCTTTGCTTAAGGTTCTACCGAAGCGAGCCATGATTAAAAGTCTCCGCTTTCGTCACCCTCTGCGTCATCAGCAAACTGAGCAGCTTCTGCGTCTACCTGAGCTTCGATACCGTCATAGTCCTCTTCAGCACTGAACCCATACTCTGAAGCATCTTTCTGCCCGAAACTCTTAGCCTCAAGAACCTGCACTGCCTCAAGCCTAAGTGTCACTCCAACACCAGTGGCAGGCACATCGAACGGTGAAGCCGTGAAGGCAACTTTGATTAAACTGCCACCACCGATGTTGACCTTAGTTAGGTCTACAGGCTTAAGCTTGGCATCATAGACAGGACACACAAACTTCCATTCTCTGCCATCCTTAGTGACTCCACTTGCAACTTTTTTGAAGTTGAACAAGATATAACCAGTAGCATTACCTTGATCATCCTCTTCCGCATGGTAAGGAGGGTCTGCCTTTTTAATTTTCTTCTTCGCTAAAGGGGTTGATGCGTTATTCAAAGCTTCATCAAATGCAGCTTCTATCATGGCATCAATCATCTCTATCAACGGAGCAGCATCCTCTTCGGTAAGTCTAAGCTTCGTGCTATATACACCTTTGTCGTTGAACTTAGTGTCAGGCACATTCAGCTTGGGGTACACTGCTATACCGATAGGTGTTACTCCGCTTACTGCTTTGTTGTCTTTGTTCTTTGCCATATAAATTTTCCTCCTATATTTTGACCTGTGCATCAATCGCATTCAGGTTGAATTAATTAGTGCCACTCATGCTTCATGTACAGTCGTGCTGCTTCATACTCAGGCTTTCTCCCTTCATGCCTGTTCAGAATGTTGTCAGTGATGTTCAGTATTTCTCTTGGTTCTATGCCGTATCTTTCGCAGACCATGAGAAACAGTATTCCACTAGAGGCAATCTGAGTCTCAGCTTTTGTGTGCTGAAGCGTATCAATGATTGCCATTATTGCCTGTGCCACTGAGTGATGATTGGCATTCAGCAGATGGTCTCTAACAAATCTTGTATCTTCCAAGGACTAACCTCCTTTCTACTGGTGTCTCTACCTAGTGGTCTTTAATGAAACAAGAGAGTCCACCACGGCCTGAACAGGACGAACTCTCTTGTGTGAATCTATTGCACATGAGAAAGTATTAAGCAAAGAAATACTTGGACTCCTTCACCTTATTCAAGTCAAAAGTACCGTAGGGTAGTTGACTCTCCAAATCATTAAGTTTCTTGATGGCAGCCTTATCTGCACCAATGGCTGTGAGCATATGCCTGAAGCCGTTAAACAGTTCTTTGAAGGGGTCATGCTGAGTGTACATCTCTACAAAAGCTTCTCTTAAGGCAGACGCCAACCTTGCACTATCACAAGCATGGACAGCAAACGAGTCGTGAATCAAAGCAAAGGACTTGTATCCTTCAGCAACCATCTTATTTACTGTCAGAACCAATGCTGATGCGTCAAGGCTGTGTATGAAATTAGGTGCGACACCGCTAGCTTGCTTCGCCTCATCAAGCACATCCGTCTCTTCTCTGATTGAGACCCTGAACTCTTTAGGAAGTGAAGCATTAAGTACTTTCCTTGTCTTCTTGCCATCAACTGTAGAATAAACCACATCACCGCTTAGTGCCAATCTCAACCTGCGTGATACACAGCTTACTGAGGCTTGCTGTACACCAAATCCTGATGGTGTTGTCCAGTTGAGAGGAAGACCCTGCTTAGCCATAAGCTTCGCTGTCTTCTGGAGGATGCCCATAGCAATAGGAGCCACAGTAAGTACATCACCTATAGCTTTCCAAACGTGATTACCAAGCCAATGGCAAGCCTGAATTTGTTCTGCCACTGTTTCCCATGGACCTATTTTACCTTGCTCTCTAACTGCCTCTAGGTAGCGGTCTGCAACATAGTCTTTACAGGTGAAGAGAGTCGAACCATAAGGCAGAGTCATGACTGCCCTCTTGGTCAGCTTCCTGTTGACTATTCCTGTTTCAAGCCATGCCATTGCCATCTCTCCCTGTTCAGGGTCGCCTATAAGGGCTTCTAATCTCCGCTTTGTAGCCTCGGCAACAGCTGCGTAGACATCAGCAGGTCTCTCTGTTGGTGCTACGTTGACCTGCTTGGCTGTGTGTTCATCCCTTAAAAGTGCAGAGTAATGCTGTAGTCCTGAGCAAGTTCCGTCCTGTGCTATCGGTAGGTGAGACACATAGGACAGACCTTCTCTCATGTATCCTGCCCAATCAAAGGCAGAAGCCAAGGCACACCATGCCTCTTTCTGGCTAAGGTTTGCCCAATGCTCAAGGTTGTCCAACGGATTGTCAGCAATCGACATAATCATCTCAGTGTTCTCTTTAGTCCAAGCTATTCTCTCCTCGAAAGAAAGCTTGTCATGACCAAAGCTGTTGGCTACATGAATCGCAAGCCAATCTGCACCTGCCTGAGTCCCAATAGGTTTCCCCTCTGCAAACTCAAGAAGACTCTTACCAAGTCCACCACCCTGTGGAGTTAGATAAGACACTCTGCAATACAGTCTGCCTCTGAAATCTAGGTAGTAGGGGAAGTAAAACACAGGTTCATCACGGAGTTTCTTCGCCATCTCCAAAGTGTACGCTGTCTCGATGCACCTAGATGTGTTGGAGACCCTTTGATCATATACACGTCTTGTAGCATCACGCCACGCTGACAATGCTTCAGGGTTATTTATGAAACAGGGATGAGTACTGTTCTTACGCTCTTCTGCTGTAGGTTGCAGACCACACACAGGACAGACAGGAATAGGAACATCAGGACTATCAGGTAGTGCATTTACCTTTGCTTCTGACTCCCACAGCACCAACGCCACATCGAGCAACTTCTTGTTGATTCGCCAACCTGTCCGCTGAGCAGCGTTGACGGCAGTGTAGACTTTGGACAGGTCTCCTGTCTCATGGAACTCAGAGAGAAAGTTATGATTGGCCTTGTTAACCAATGTATACTTAGGCATCCATGTTGAGTGATAGCCACCATCCCAAGGAGTTGTCCAATCCTTCGGAGGTATAGGTAGGGGACACCACACGGGGCTGAGCAGAGCAAGCTGATTGTTATATCCTTTAATCCATTCAAGCACCTCTGTGGTAGGGCAGAGGACATCAGGAGAGGACATCCCACGATGCTGTATCTCAGCAATACCTGTAGTCTTAACTATTATTTCCAGTAGTGCCAGGCCTACGTGCATTTTGGTATCATTAGGCAGTATCGACACTGTTGGATTCATACCTTCTCGCTCCTCTACCATTGCCTTCAGGAGGTCTGTGGCATTCCGCTCACCGTAGTGTCCTGTCGCAGCTTTTCTTAGGATATGTTTCAAGACCTGCCCCTGTCGGTTGATGTTACCCCTCCGTACTTGCTTCTGTACTTTGACCCAAAGCTTTGGTGCTTCCTCAGACAAGGCTTGGGCAAGGATGCCTTGCTCAATTCTGTTGCCTATCGCCATAGCTACTGAGGGGACAGACCTAGACCGTGTGAGAGATGAGACTACAACCTCAAGACCATAAGCTGAAGCTAAATAAGGGTCTATCTCTGAGAGGAAACTAAATCCTACCGACCTTCTGCCTGTACCCTGTGTCTTCAATGCCTCACATCTGATGGCTAGGTTTTGAGCGACTACATGTATCTTATTTGTTCTGAGCGTAGCACCATACTTAGATGCGTTTTCTCTCCTGCTTTGATAGTTCGCCTGTAGCACACGGTCGAGTCTGTCGAAACCCTTAGTTAGAGCTTCAAGTTCCCACGATAAACACTTGGTTAACTGTTCATAACTTAAGGATGAATAGTATGAATTGTTATCCTTAGTAAGTCTTTTATATTCTTCAATAACCTTAGTATTAACCTTAGTATCCATAGTATCTTTCCCCTCCCCTTAGTCTCTACCTAGTGGTCTTTAATTCACCAATCTAGTGATGCTCTGCTTTTGCAACAATGTTACAAAGGACTATTCTTGTCGCATCTGTTGCAATAAAACTATTGCGTTTGAGTCAGTGTATACACAAAAGAAAAGGACTGCCTCTATCAGCAGTCCCAGACTTCTTTTATGATATCTTTGCACTAGTCTCAGTGCTTATGGCAGGATTTTAAGTCCCGTTTAGATACCATAAAGCCTTGGTATTACTGCCTTGCTATATTAACTGTTGCATCCTTTTGCAACTTATTGCAACAGTTTTTGCAACATTTTACTGGTGGGAGCGACGAGAGTCGAACTCGTATGACCTTACGGTCGGAGAATTTTAAGTCCTCTGTGTCTACCTTTCCACCACACTCCCTAGAGAGTGAAAGCTTCCCTCAGCAACGAGGGGTATATTACACTACCTCTTGTTCCCTGTCAATAGATGGGATGTCTTTTACCCTGTCAAGGACATCCAGGACTCCATCACAATCTAAAGGTGAAAGATGTGCATACCTCATGGTAGTTTTTATGGTTGTATGTCCTGCTAGATATGCTATTTTCTGCAGAGGTACACCTGCTTTTGCAAGTCGTGAGCAATAGGTATGCCTCAAGAGATGTGGTGTAAAGACCTCACAATCTGAGAGTCCCATGATATCTCTGACTCTATCCCATGCATGGTGCAGCCAATGCCTGTCATAAGGCAGGACTCTTGGGTCATCATCCTCAACCTCTGACCTCATGTCTACCAGTTCCCTCAATGCCTTGGATGCTCTCTCAGTAAGAGGAACAACCCTTGACCTACCAGTCTTTGTGTGCTGTTTCCAGAGATTGATAGTGCCATACCTGCCTCTCTCCCAATCTATTGCCGACCTCCTTAGTGAGAACAGTTCACCTGACCTCATCCCTGTATCCACTAAGATAATTACACAGAGTGCATGCTCCCTTTTACCCCATTGAATGAAATGGTGTATAAGCTGTCGCTCTTCCTCATCGGAGATATACCGCTCGTGAGTGTTGTTCTCTCTGAGTCTGCCAATGAGAGGCATTCGAGATAAACCCTTACGAGAATAGGCAAACTTAAGCATCACCGAGAGTGCTGAGGTCTTACGATTGATGGTCGCAGGTGTGTTACCTTCTGCCCTTAATGCCTCACGGAACTCATCTATCAACTCCTCATCAATGTCCTCTACAGGACAGTCAGCACCAAAAAACTTTATACAGGCACGAGCATTTTTCAAAGCTGTCTCTTCCGCAGGTGTACCTGCCCACTTATTGGCCAATGCTCCATCCATAGCTTTTTGCAGTGTCCACCTAGATTTTTTGATGGTAGAACCTGCTGACAACAGGTCTTGTAAGGCTTTAGCTCTGTCCCTTACTGCATCTTCTATGCTGTCAGCAGTTCCACTTATGCGTTCACCCTTGTGGGAAGCTGTCCATTGGAACTTATCACCACGAGGTCTTATTCCACGAGGCATCCCTTCCAAGAGTTTAGGCATTAGCTATCCCTCCATTCTTCCTTGCATAATTTCCATGAGTCCATGCAAAAAAGCTTTAGCTTTTGAAGTCAAAAACACATATTTCCGTCTTTGGTCATAAGTGTCTTCTCTTTTTTCAACGTACCCTAGTCCTTGTCTGCCTCTCTGCTTTTTTGCTGACAAGTAGGATACTAAGCGTGAAGCCTTAGCTTCGTTGATGTCAAGTGCTTTGACCAAGCCTAGAACCTCTATAGGTTCACCGAGTGATTCCCGTATGGCTATATACATCAATCCGCTGACGTAAGTAATTGGTATATCATCCCCCAGAGTACCACGAATGTACTCTAATGCCTGCAAGAATCGCCTTATTTCTGTGGTACTCATCCCAGTTAATGTCGTCATTGCCATTGCACCCCTTTCTTATCTCCTTTTCCACTATCAACTCCGTGATAGCATCCGCAGTATAATGTTCTTTAGTCTCCTTTGCAATCATTGTAAACACTTCAACTATCCTCCCCACGGTATGTTATCGTTGACGTAAATATATTATATATTATGTGTTGCTTTTGTCAATATTTAACTCCTATAAGGAGCTACAGCTTTATATCAATTTACTTAAATCATCGGCGTATTTATCCAACTCCTGCTCCTGATTATTGCAGTCCTGCCAAAAACCCTGTGCCCAACAGACAATCCCTGCAATCTCTGCGGGACTAAATGCTTTAATCTTATCCAGCAGCGACTTAATCTTGTCCTCTTCCCACTCCCACATCATCCCACTATCCATTCTAAACCAGTCCTGCAAATGCAATGCTAAACTTACTGGTCCTTGTTTTATAAAATCCCAAATAGTACCGTTAAGACTTGCAATTATGGCCCGTCTCTCATCAAGATTAAGTGCTAAGAAGGCCGTTTTTGCTCCCCGCTTAATCTGAGTTATTGCCCAATCTGCTGCTGTAGACACGCTACCGCAACGACTCGCACCCATGGGATAAGTGTCAATCCATTTGATGTTGTCCTCCTGGACATAAATCTTTATATCTTTTTTCTTTGCCATAATGTACACGCTCCTTTGCTGTAAATAATTAATCCTCAATCATCCTGCTCAGTTTAACCCAAATTGCATCCTTCTCTAACCTCAAGTCTTCCGCCCTATGTGATTTCAAAGCGAACGGCATCATAAAGTCCTTGATGCCCTCTGTATCGTCAAACTCTAAGGTACAGATATGCGCCAAAAGTTGATAGACTAACTTAGTATCACACTTAAACTTTGAACCTCCGCACCAGAGTGGGAAACAGGAAAAATCAAGGTCAGCCCCACGTAGGTCAGCCCCACACAGGTCAGCCCCACTCAGGAAAGCACCACGTAGGCCAGCTCCACTCAGGTTAGCTCCACGTAGGTCAGCCCCACACAGGTCAGCCCCACTCAGGAAAGCACCACGTAGGTCAGCTCCACTCAGATTAGCTTCACGCAGGTTAGCTTCACTCAGGTCAGCCCTTTCCCCGCCTTCCTCTCCGTTTATCCATTTTTCATGTAACTCTAAAACTTTTTTAATTTCTTCGCTGTTCATTTTTACTCCTCCTCTTTTTTAATCGTGTTATTTCCAACCATAAATATTATTTACATACGGTACAAGGCTTTTTGTATAATAGGATAAACGTGCGTTTGTTATTTCTTTATTGTCATATATATCATTTAAAAGCTTATCAATATTCACCCCGTCTTTTATTTCACGGAATAAATAATAACTCCTGCCATCGTGGTTGTATCCCTCAGCTCTGATATTTTTACCATCAGAAAAAATAACTATTTCATCATTACCAAAATTTGATAATATCTCTTTTAAATTATTATCAATAATTTTATAACCATTAAACCTACCATTCCATCTACCGATGTCGGCTATAACTAATATTTTCCCATTAATCTGTTGATTTAAGTTAATTCTCTCATCTTCTAAATCCTGATTATTATCAGTATAAATCATTTCTAGTATCTGCTGTTCATCGGTTTCCCCGTACTCATTTTTATAATAATTAATAGCGTCTTCCCATGTTTCTGTTGTCCAATAACCTGTAGATTCATAGATTATAAGTTTTTTCATTTTTAATTCCTCCTTATGATGTTGTTGCGTATACTGTAAACCTGTTTTGTGTATACGTCAATACGTAAAATTACTGATATGTAATGCTGTATTGAATGTTGTCAGATACTGACGATATTTTTCATTTCTAGCAATATTTCTTTTGACT